CACAAAAGATTGATCCCGTAGAAAAAGCGGGCTATCTCATTAATGACAACGCAGGAATTAGGTACCTTGAAATTGATTACAATCAGGTAGAAGAAAAGAAATGAGCAGTGGTATCCGCAAAGTTAAATCCCGTGCAGAAGAAATTGAGTGGATTACCAGCTCTGATTTAGTGTGTGCTGCAAACGAGCTAATGGGCGGCATTGATTTGGATGTAGCCAGCTCCAAGATTGCTAATGAGTATGTCCAAGCCAAAGCTTTTTACACACCTTTGGATGATGGATTGAACACTCAACTGTGGTACGGAAATGTGTACTTGTTCCCTCCGTCTGGCGCTTACTTTTGGGACAAGAAGAATGAACGATGGAAGATGACAAGGGCTTCTGCTTTGTCATTGACATCTTCTCATGCCGTATGGTTTCGGCGTTTGTACCATGAGTGGTTATCAGGTGAAGTAAAGCAAGGCCTCTACTTTACCAACTGCCCTGACATGATTCGATACGAGCCCAAAATCTTTAAATTCCCGATTTGTATTTTACGTACGCTGCCAAGACTCCATCGTCATCGGCAGGGGAAAATAGAGACTGCAGCTACGTGTACATCTTTTGTTGTGTATCTGCCACCTATCGATTCTGCAGGTGAATCAACCGAAAGGTTTGTAGACATTTATTCAGAACGAGGGCATATCCTCTGTTGAGACCGGTATACTAAAGGACGACTGCACTGGGTCATGAGCGTACTTGCCGACTGGGAAATCAAGAAACTTGCGGAAGAAAATAGAATGATCGAACCCTTTGTTGATCGTTTGGTCAGCAAAGAAGATGGAAGAAAGCTACTTAGCTATGGACTCAGTTCATACGGTTACGACATCAGGCTTTCCCCTACGCAATGTCTCATTTTTGGAAAAGTGCAGACCGGAGATTGTGATCCAAAAAATTTCAACCCCAGCATTCTAAAGCCCGCTGATCTCCTGGAAGATGAACACGGCCAATACTTTTTGCTTCCTCCGTATGGGTATTGCCTAGGCGTTGCACAAGAGCGATTGCAATTGCCACGTGATGTTACTGTCGTTGCAGTAGGCAAATCTACTTATGCTCGTTCGGGAATCCTTGTGAACATAACGCCTGCCGAAAGTGGTTGGGAAGGCTACTTAACGTTGGAGATCAGTAACTGCACTGGACTCTTCAACCGTATCTACGCAAACGAAGGGATTACTCAATTGCTGTTCTACCGAGGCAATCCCTGTACGGTTAGTTACCAAGACCGAAAAGGAAAGTATCAAGACCAACCACATAACGTGGTATTTTCTCAAGTCTGAAAACTTTTGCCAAATCGGGGCTGTGGTTTACGGGCATATGTTTTTGCTCCTACAGTCCCAAAGGCATCTCCGTCTTCATTAAAAACAGTCGGTTCTGAAATCTGAGCTCTTTGCTTGTATGCACCAGCAGATCTTGCTGCACGCATAAATTTTGCAACGCGTTCTTGTTTATTATTTACTGATGCGGCCGATGATCGTTCCTCTGGATCAACACGACGCATATCTGTGTCGTAAGCCTGTTCAGGATTTAGATCCGATACCTCTGCCCCTGAGGTACCAGAATCGTTTCGAGGATCGTATGTAGGCCTGTAAGTATTTGCCATCCTATCATTGTAAGAGAAGTAAATCGATTAAACACCGTGATGCACTCCGCTGCAGGCTTTTTGGATAGCTTTGTACAAGACGAGTTAAATTGTCGTTGTCTCAATGAAGAAGACTTTGGCGCACCTCTCGCCAATGAGGAAAGTGATGTGCCATTATATGACATGTACAATAGGGGCTTGGCATTATGCGAGCAGGGACTCGAAAGGAATCCGTTGAATCTCGAGGGAGCACGGCTTGGAACGACGGGCTATATTCCTTCGATGGAGCAGGGGATGCAAATGGGAGCATCGCCACGTCCCAAGGCACTGGTATTAGATCTGGAGGAGCCGGACGAGGAGGAGAAGATGCTGTCAGCCAAACGTCGTGGTTTGCTCCGATAGAGGACGTAAGCGATTGCCCTGGTGGTGTATGCCCTGTCCCCTGGGCAACAAAAGAAGAGCCCCCCGTTATTCAACCTGATCAGGTAAATCATCCACCGCATTACACGGATGGGGGCGGCGTCGAATGTATCGAAGCCATTGAGTCAGCCCTAACCACCGAAGAGTATCGCGGATACCTAAAAGGCAACATCCAAAAGTACTGCTGGCGTGAGCGCCATAAAGGCGGGACAGAATCACTGAAGAAGGCACAGTGGTACCTCGATAGGCTTATCCAACTAGACGAAGCTCAAAAGGGTTGAAGCCGATCTTCCTCGTCATCTCCCTCGTCGTCGTACAAACATACGGCGGCGAGTTCTGCTAATTCTAAATCTGTTGGATGATCCCAGTCGATTTCAATTTCTTCTGACGCCATGATGTCTCGAATAGCGTACCACTCCATTAGACGCTGGTGATAAAGGTTTAAGAGTGCGGCATGGAGCTCATCCCAGGTCATTTCTTGGGCCTGAAGCTCTGCTTTACGCATTGAGAACTGAAGTTCTAACGGCAGCTCGAATTCCCGAGGTTCAATTGACCGCTCCATTCCGCTTTGCATTTCCGTACTGAAAGTATTCTAAGCCTAGCTGTTAAATTCTAGATTGACGCTCTCCCTGTCATAGTCGTCCCAAGGATCGTCATCAATTGCAAAGTCGTTAGCAAATTGAGCAAGTGCGTACGGACTCAGGTTTTCTTCAAGAGAACGAATAGCCCTTACCTGGTGCGGAGCAGCAACATAATTACGGAATGCCACAAGCAAGACTTCGGTAGAGGCCCAGGGATTTGCATCTATCTCAGTGAGAAATAGTTGGACTTCTTCACGACGCCTTTGAAGCAACCCTCCAATTACCTGGTGCTCTTCGCCAAATATCCAACGTCCAATCTCTTCTGTTACTGCACAAAAGTCTTCGTGTTCAATATAATCAATTACCGCACTATAAAGGAAAGGCTCCCATCCAATTGAGTGGATAAACGAAAGCAGCGCTTGGCGCATGCTGTTATCAAGACCAAGGTTGAGCTTGGAAAGTTGCGTATCAATAACAGAGAGTTCGTGGAAGAGATACTCCAAAGCCTTTTCTTGGCTACAACACTGCCCACGTTTGACGGGAGAACCATCGGGATAGAACTGAGTTCCAAACCCAATGGTGTATGGCTCTCCACCTGTGCTCGGATCTGGATAGGCCTTTTCATTAAACCCTTCGTATTTACGAATGAGATTAAGAGCGCCAGAAAGATCCGACATGTGAGTAACTATTATTACCCACAATCATACATAAGATTTACTTGCCTTGGCCACGGGACAACTTACGCCCGTGCTTAGGGCGGGAATGTTTCCCATCACCTTGCCGTGTTTTCTTGGGCTTGGACTCAATGAGAAGAGAGCTGGACTTGGGCTTAGCCATGTTGGTATGGAATCAACTAACGCAGTTTAGCGGGGAATTACCACTTAGGATCATTCACCATTTAACACGATGGCTCCAGTACCTTGCTGACATCTTGTCAGGGTTGGAATCCTGGGCGTTATGCCTGGCGTAATACGATTTCTTCCTTGCCTTATCCTTGGCACTCTGCGGATTTTTACCAGCGCCTTCAACACCCTGCTGGCCAAAACGGATGATCTTTTCTTTGCTTCCCTCGCACGCTTTTACAACATGAGACTTAGTCTTGTGCCCAGGGGTGCGCTTCGGTTTATTACAAGGCATTGAGTCCTTGGCAAGTTTTGCTGCTTTTGCCGCTTTCTTTCGTTTGTCAGACATTAGGAGAAGCCTTTAAATAAAGAGGTAAACTCGCCAAGTATTTTTTGGCCAGCTTGTGATTTTTGCATTGACTCATCAGCTGTGTCGTCTTCAAAGAGATTAAAATACGACGGTGTCTTTGTTGTGTCTTTGCTTGTGGTTGTAGTAGTTGAATCACTTGTTTCGCCAGTCTCAAACAAAGAGCCAAGGGACGTAAGCACGGCAAACGGATCAGATAGATCAATGCCTTTTGTGTCGTATCCAACTCCTGTTCCCGCCTTGGTTAAAGCTACTTGTTCTGAACGATCTACATCAGGGAAAAAATTAGTGTAAAACTCATCTTCTGTGCCCTGAAAACCAGCATTTTTAAATACTTTGTACAACTGTGTTTCATCTGGTGACGAAATAGAAACTTTATCTTCAGCTCTTTCAATATAAGAGGTACCTAACTCTTTTTGACTGGGTGTAAGTTTCTTTTCATTCAAATATTTAATAGACTCCCGAATATCCTTGGCAGCCCCTGTGCGCAGCGCGTCAATAATATAATCCCGTAACTCGGTAACGCTAGAGGTACTATCATCAAGTCCAAATTGTTCCAGGAGTTTTTGCCATTCTTCTTTGTTTTCTTCAGGGCTTACCCCTTCAATCAGCCTATCGGCAAATTCTTCTGGTGTAACAAATTGCAAGAAGGCAGTGTCTCCAAGTGCAATATCTCTTTCTTGAATAGCAGGAAGAATAGTGTTGTCAATGTATTCTTCTGCATCTTTTAATGTGATGACATCTCTAGCTGCGTCGTAATCGTTTTTCATTCCCTTCACTTCATAATGCAACTTGGCAAATTGGGCTTTGTCCTTCACATCTAAGCCATAGCGATATGCTTCAGTTGCCCAGAAGGGATCATTTTTCTTTGCTGCTTCCCAATCAGCAGCAACTTCTTGCGCTTGCTTTGCATACGCTTCAGTTCTATTTTCGTTGTCTGTTGGAGAAAAATAAAATTCAGGGTCAAAGTTTAAAGCTGCTTTACCTTGTACTCCATCCAAATAAGCTTTTGCACGTGTATCTGCCAATGTACGCAAAGAATCTAAAGCACTTTGTGTTTGGAAAATATTTTCTTCTTTTTGTGTCACGTCCATATAGCTAATAAACTCATCCATAGAGCGGGATGTATCAAAACGTGGCACCAAATAATCTGTAATAAATTTGCTTGCAAACTCTTTGTCGATTTCGTATTGTGCTTCTGCGTCAAGAGGGTCCGCTACAGTCAATCCTTCTTCGTAGCGTTTAGTTAAAACGTTATCAAACCATTCTTGCCAATTGTAAACAGCTGCATTTGATGTGTTTACACCTGTTACACCTGCAAGTTGATTTTCCAGTGACTTTTTTGTATCTGCTGTATTGCCCATGATGGACAACACGCCTCCAACCCCAGAATCGCCGAGTAATGAGTTTGTAAGAGTTGAGTTGATACTGAAAATTTCGTCGTATCCAGGGAGGCCCCTGAACAGGGAAAGTGTACTTTCTTGTTTCTTTGCTTTTTTTAATTCTTCAAGAGATTGCTTTAACGAATCTTGTGTAAGAGCGCCAAACATTTGCTGCTCTTGTTTATCTTTTGCGGTTAAAACTGTTCCCAACTTACCTTCTAAAATAGTAGAAGGATTCTCAGCAGTGGCAAGTCCTAAGACCTGGTCACGATATAGCTGGTACTCGGCATCCGTTAATTTTTCGGCATAACCTTGAGCCTGCTTAGCCGCAACAGCAGCATTCCCGCGATCTCCAGAAACCTTGCCAACATCTGTGTAGTATTTATGTAAAAAAGAATCCTCGTTGTAACGGGCCGTAATATCTACATCGGGAATCAAAATGCCGTTTACATTAACACCAGTTTGTGCTGCTTTCCAATTTGCTAACGCGGTTTTACCGGTATCCGTGTTTTTATAATAATTAACGTCAAAACCTCCAGCTGGCGGCTGAGCGCCAAATTTGCTTGGGTCCCATGCCGTAACGTGGGACTTTGCATAGCCGTTGCTAATTACATCTAGACCGCCGTTGGCTACAAGGTCATTAAATCTGATGTCACCCATCCCTGCTTTTAAACCTTCCATCAAAGGTTTGAAACTTCCCGCGGAAGCGTTGTTTATTGAAGCAACAAGCTGGTTGTAATTTTGAAGTGCACCTGCACCTATCCTGCTTGTATCCGCTAAGTAGACAGTTCCGTTGTCTGTGACCGCTAACTTTGTTCCGCCAAGGATACGTGCTTCATTTTTACCGCCTCGTTTTTCCCAGTGGTCATAACCAAAATCTGACTCAGCTGTTGTACTGGTTTGCGGAAAACCTTGTCTTTGATTGTAAACTCCGCCACTCTGTTGAATATTAATTGTTGTGTAACCACCGCGCCCATCTGGACCCTCTTGACTTCCCTTGTTATTTGTGTTGACTACTTTAGGGGTTACCCTTGGTTCATATTGGCCATTACTTTGATAATGCTGATAACCCCAGTCCCATTTGCTGATTCCCGTTGAAGCGTTTGCGGATCGCCATGCGGCTTTTAAATCACTTGCTGCTTCTACATAGCGTGCCCAATGAATATTGCTCCTGTCATTCAGCCATGAATCATAGTTGCTTTTAATGTCGCTATAGTTGTTGGTATAATCCGAATATACAGTCATCAGCACTCACCAAAGATAAACACGGATTCTTCTTTAATCCAGTCTTCAATCTTACCAAGAGTTGCAAAAGAAAAGAAGGATTGTTTCTCAAACCAGGTTCTCATTTCTTCTGATCCTTTATTTGCGTTACACTTGCGGCAGCAAGGTAATAAATTGTGGCGGTTAGAAGAGCCCGATTTAAAACGTGGGACGATATGATCCAGGCTTGTAGCAGTATCTCCGCAGTATCCACATTGATGATTCCAGGCTTGGTAAATACTTTCTCTAAATCGTTTCTTTGCAAGTTTTGGTGTTAATTCAACTAGCAGGGCAAGGGGCTCGTGCTCGTTGCAAAACATGCTCTTCAATTGCCGTTAATTCATTCTAAATTCCCTATGCGTTTTTACGCTAAAGGAAAAGAGATAAAGATTTGCTTAAAGCGGTTGACACGCTCTTGACAGCCTGTAGGGTACATAAGCAACTACCGCCACTCCCATGGCTAAGCACCCCGGCTGGGTCTCTGCCCAGCAAGCAGGAGAACTCCTCGGCATTGATCGTAAGACGCTCTTCAAGTACCGTGATGACGGCACCCTGAAGCTCGGCCCACATTATGCCGCATTCTCGGAGACCCGTTCCAGGGACAGCTACCGTTGGAATGTCGCAGCAGTAAGGAAGCACCTTAAGAAGCAAGGCATGATGCCTGTCGCCGCATAAAGTAATTACTCAAGTGGCTAACGGCTCTACGTAATGTGGGGCCTTTTTTTATGGTTTATAAGGCTGGCCGTTCTTATCGAACATCGTGAAACCTTGCATCACAATAAATTGAGTGGGCACGTTGAATAGTTTTTGCATCATCGGCATCATCATCACAGATTGGCAGTTGTAAGGTGGTACATCCATCTGTGATAAAGAAAAACCATTCAGTATGGAAGATTTGATTGATTGCTGATCGCTTTCCGTTTCTGCTACTAAACGTTGCTCCCAATCAGCCATGCTTCCAACCTGGACTGGAAAATCAGATGGCTCAGGTGGAAATGTGTTGTCTGCAAACTTAAGAGCATAGATATGTTTGCAGTACCTCAGCTCATCAAGCAATGGTTCCCAATTGTCCGTTAACGCTGTAATAACTCCTTCCGAACTTGAGTAATCATTAAAGCCGGGCATACCATCTGCTCTGGCACCCGTAATACCTGGATTTGTACTGTTCCTTAAATATGTGGCACCAAAATCATCGTAGATACCAGGATTATCACGGGTTGCCGTATTGTCTACAACACTGTTCGCAACATCAAAGGGAAGCTGGTATCCCGAAGGAGCATAGACCTCCATTTGTCGGTTAACTTCTGCTGATGTCATCGCACTGTTGTCAATGGCACCGTTACGCCTAACTAGCTCAAAACGACCGGGCTTAACGGTTGCAATGCTATTGCGCGGAAACAACCGTCGATTTGATTTGGTTAAATCACGCATAAATGCGTAATCACGACGCGTAAAATCTTGACAGGAACAACAAAATCTAGCGCCTGTAATAATGTAACGCCCTGGGGTAAATGAAATAGGCGATGGTGTTAAATACTCTTTGTCTGGTGTAACTTGAATAGAGCCCGCTTTACGAAGCGTAAGAATGCCCGTAAATGGATCAGTGGCCGTTAGTACAGCTTGTACATAACCATAACGAGTTTGGGTATTTGGATTGATTGTGTCACGATCAATGATTTCACCACCAGGTGTAATGACCCTATCTTCAATAAGCTCACTGTTCAGCGGTGTAAGGCCCCCTGGCACGCCTGGGACCGCAACGTAAAACGGAGGTGGAAGTGGGTTGGTAGGGCTCCAGGAGCCGGCAAGCTTCACATACCAATTGGTTGCATCTTCCGTGACTGATTCAATGTATAAACGATCTGTAGTTACAGGGTCTTGCAAGTTGTCACTACGCATCGAGCCGGCATAACGCCAACCAGCCCAGTGCATGCCCATCTCTTTGTTTTTTGTAGGAAACCCTACAAACGTACCGTTGATAATAGGAGCTGGATTTGCAACAGAGCTAGGCGTTCCAGCTGGTACGGGAATCTGATATTGAAATGGATAAGTATAGCTGTTGTCGTGGAATGTAGCAGTGGCAATTTCATAACCCCGCCTCCAGCGGGACCATGCCGATTCGCGATTTACAGCGTAGATAGAGTCCGGGATAGCACCCCGTGAGAACTCCGTCGTTATGGGTTTAACCCCATTGGGTGCTGAAACTTGCGTCTGATTAAAGTTCCCAAAAGAGCTTCCACTCTTCTTGGCCATGATCAGAAGAATCCACCTTGTGCATAGACGTGGGCACCTGGAATATACCCAGAGGAGTTGGTGCCATCTGGGAATACACCAATGTACAGGCGATCACCACGCTCCAGGTAAATTCCTTTGTTACGAAGAGGTGCAGTCTCACCAAGGCCATTGGTGTTGCCTGCGTTAGCGATTGGTGTTGCTAGTTGGGGCATCACATCACCGCAATCAACTTGCTGCGTATTGGCGGGGACACGCTTAGCAAAAACAACTTTGTAATCACCAGATGCAGGAATTGGTGTTGTAGTGCCACGGGTCTGGTAAACCACGAAGGTTACTTCTGGTTGAGCGCCGTAAAATCCACCGTTGTAACTAAAGCCGCTTGCAATAGTACCTGAGTAAATTAAGCTGGTGTTAACTCCGGTTAGCGTAGCTGCCCCAGTGTAGGTGTAATATCCATAACCGCTTTCTGCAGCGGTAGCAAGCACACCAGTCTCCGCAATAAAAACAATCTGCCCACTGGACAAAGAGATGGGCGTGCCAGAGGTTGCCGTAGTTACTGTGTAATCCGGATCACGGAAGTAATCATTGCGGACAATAGTAATTGAATCAACAACACCGCCGCTATTATTGTCTTCACTCAAGGTAGCATCCATGTCTACCAGGATTGAAGGAGCTTGTCCACCCTGTACAAATAATGTATTAGTTGCGGCGCTGCCAACAGTTTGCGTAGTTACGCGCACTGAATCAAACAGTGGACGATCAACTAACAGGGGCTGCTTGTTCGTGGATGTACTAGATATTTTACTGAACACCCTGTCTCCATTACGTTGACAGGGGCCTCCGAAAACTTCTTTTATTCTAGTGTAAAGTTACTGCAAAACAGGGTTAACGCCCATAAGCTTGAGAATATTTTTAGTACTAAACATAGATTCGCGTGGACGAAGCAAAGAAGGAAGTTGCATTTGCATGACATAGTTATTAAGGAAGCCTTGTTTGTCTTCCTCTTGAGCGACAGCAGGAG